TAACGATAAGAGCAAAACACGTCCATCGTCAGGAGGCGATCACAGGAAAGGAGGAAATGCCATGGAAACAACATTGAAGATTAACCCCGAAATCACTATCACACTACCGGAAGACAAGATAATCGTTGACCGTTCAGGATACGAGCAATTGAAGCGAGACGCTGATTATCGTGGCTTGTGGGATGTTACAGAACTCAAAAACAGGTATCACCGTGACAAGGAATGGTTTAAGCGGAACGTATTTGCTCCATATGAACGCGAACTTCGAGATCGTATTGTGATGTATCCACATGGTGGAAAGTCGAGCTACTTATGCAAGCCAATTCCATTTGACGATTTTGTGCAGAGCCACTTTCCAGAAATCAGTAAGAGGGCGGAGAAATGATTGGTTATTTACTAATTGCTGGTGGTTTCGGCGTGATCATTGGTCACTGCTTAGGCCACAGCGGAAATTGGAGGCAGTGGATTGAATGAAGCAGAACGTACCATTGGTGATTTGCTGAAAGATCACAACAAATTGACGTTAGACATCATTCGCGGCAACCACACACCAATTGCAAAGATGCTGCTTGCCGAGAATGAGAAGCTGCGTGCACGACTAGCGAAACTAAGGGGATGACGTGATGACTAATGATAAATATGAGCGATTTTTGTACGAAGCTGAACGCCAGATTGATACGTACCACCGAGTTGCCACTGATTACAGCCCTAACAACACAGACCCACAGCAAACATACGCAATGGGTCAGGAAGACGGGGCACAAGCAATTATGTTTATTGTCAAGCAATTCATGAAAAAAGCCGCTGGCCCGCACGCCAGCGACTGATAGAAAGGAAATTCATAATGCAAAATAACACATTGTCACTTACTGACTTCAAAGTTGATTATAAGCCATCGGTGCTGACTCTACAACATGCAGACGAGCTTGCGGCCAATATCAAGCTATATGCCGAAAAATACCGTGGACTTGTAATCACTGAAGGAACTTTGAAAGAGGCGAAAGCGTCTCGTTCTGACTTGCGCAAGTTGTCAAAAGCGCTTAATGACAAACGTATTGAAATAAAACGCGAATACAACAAACCATACGATGCGTTCAAATCCGTCATTGATGGCATGATTAGCGATATTTCAGCGGTTGAAACAGCCATCAACGATGGGATCAAAGAACAAGAACGATTAGACGCCGAACAACGCAAAGAGCAAGTACTTGATGACATTACAGAAATTGCGCAGTCACGTGGGATTGACCCGAAAGACATCGAGTTCAACGACAAGTGGCTCAACAAAAGCATAAGTAAGCTTGAACGCACGCGGCAAATCGGAGATGCAGCTGATTATATTGTCAAACAGCGTGCAGATCTTGCAGCAGCCAAGAAGGCTGTTACCAAATATGCAGAAGCCACGGGCTTAGATGCTGGTGGGTGGGTTGCACAGATTGATCAAGGGGCTTCACAGCTAGATGTTATGGCTCGCATTGATGCCTATGTTGAGCGGCAAAAGCGTGAGGCTGAACAAGCTAAGAAACGTGCCGAAGCGCAAGCCGCGATTGATGCACTGCATCAGAAAAAGGTTGGCGACAAAGTTGTTGATACCAACACGGGTGAAGTGGTTAAGCAGCCAGAAGTCAAACACTACGGATTCGAGGTTGTTGGCACTTTTGATGAAGCTAAAAGCGTAGCGGATTTTATGACAAAACAAGGCATTGAATTTATCAGCATGGAGGCTAAGTAATGGCCGAGAAAGAAAATGACACGGTAAAAGACAGTCTGTCTCTTGTTGACCGCATTTTGATAGCCCAGCAGGCTGTTGGTGTTATCAAGAAAGATGGTCAGAACTCGTTTCAACATTATAGTTTTCAGAGCGAAGGCGCCATCAAAGATGCTGTGAAACCGGCACTGATCAAAGCCGGTCTGGTCATCAAATTCAGTTATGAGATTGTCAACCAGTATGATCGCACAACGGGCAAAGGTGGCAATAATCACTTTGTTGATTTGATGGGAACATTCACTGTCACTGACGGTCATGATGAGATGACATTTACCATCCCGGGCAGCGGTCAGGACACTGGCGAAAAAGCCATGGTCAAGGCCAGCACTTCAGCGCAAAAGTATTTTTACAAGCAGATGTTCAACATTACTGACACCGAAGACTCTGACCCTGATGCAAATGACAGCTCAGCAAGCAATGGTCCAACAACAAAAAACAAGCAGTCTCTTCGGCCAAGTGCCATTCTTGATCACGCTACAGTCAAAGTAATTAAAGAACTCATTATGCAGCAGTTTAACAAAATGCCGAAGGTCAACAAAAATGGTGATCCCAAGCCGAAGACGGTGAATGAACTGGCCGAAATATGGATTGGGTTAGCCAATGCCAAGTTTGGTAGCAAGGCAACAAGCATCGAAACGTTAACGCCGAGTGCGGCTGCTGGCATCAAAAACTTGCTTGAGAACGAAATTAAGAAACTAGCAGGTGTCGTAAATGAAAATCAACGGCAGGCTCGATAAGTTGTCAGGCAATAAAATTACCATCACCGCTGACAGCTCTGTGAGCTTGTATACGCTGTCTAAGCTTGTCGCTGGTAAACTACCGTCAGTTGAGTTAGAAGTCGAAGACGGGCGTCATATAAGCCCAGATCAGCGTAAAAAGATATTTGCACTGATGCGCGACATCTCCGACTGGAACGGTGACACGGTGGACATGATCGAATGCCTCATGAAGTCGTATACACGTGAGATTTTTGCAATTGAACCATATTCACTGAGTGACTGTTCGATGACAACCGCCAGCAACATGATCTACACAATCTTAGAGTTTTGCTTCCGCAACGATGTGCCATTCAAGACGAAGACGTGGGACATGATACCCAACGACTATGCACGCCAATGGTTCTGTCTCCGTTTCCGCAAGTGTGTTATCTGCGGAAAGCCCGCTGACTTGGCACACTTCGAGGCTGTCGGTATGGGGCGCAATCGTAACAAGATTGACGAGAGCCAATATCACTACATGTCCCTTTGCCGCATTCATCATGTCGAGCAGCACACGATTGGCCTCATGTCGTTTATCCAAAAATATCACATCAAGCCAATCAAACTGACAGCTGACGAACTTAAACGAATTCAACCACATTACAAAACAAGTACCGAATAAAAAGGAGATTAAAAATGCTTAATTCAGTTGCTCTAACAGGCAGATTAACTAAAGACGTTGACCTTCGCTACACACAAAGCGGAACGGCAGTTGGTTCATTTACGATTGCTGTTGATCGCCAATTTCGCAGCGCAAACGGCGAACGTGAAACTGACTTCATCAATTGTGCCATCTGGCGTAAGTCTGCTGAGAACTTTGCTAACTTCACGCACAAGGGTTCACTTGTTGGCATCGAAGGCCATATCCAAACGCGTACGTATGATAACGCGCAAGGGCAGAAAGTATTCGTGACCGAGGTAATCGTTGAGAATTTTGCTTTGCTTGAGCCACGGCAAGCGTCTCAGGATGGTCAACAACGATCGGCTAATAACCCAGCGGCCGCAAGCCAAGGCAACAGTTTTGCCAACAATGGTCAGCCAGTCGATATCAGGGATGATGATCTTCCATTCTAAGAAGGCGGTGACGATCATGAATGAGAAACCAGGTTACTACGCAATCATCCCATCAGATGTTCGATATGATACACGTCTGCCAAGCAAAGCACCATTATTGTACGGTGAAATCACGGCGTTAGCTAATAAGAGTGGCTCATGTTGGGCTAGTGATGACTACTTCTGCCGATTATATGGTGTCAGTCGTTCCACAGTGCAGGCTTGGATGCAAGCGTTAGAGAGGTATGGCTACATCATTCGCAATGTAACATTTAAGCCAGATAGCAAAGAAATTGATAAAAGATATATCACATTATCTAATGCGGTATGCCCAAAAACTGGACAGGGGTATACCGAAAAATCGGACAAGGGTATACCGAAAAATCGGACAGATAATAATACAAGTATTAATAAAAACATACGTGCATCCAGCACGTTAGAGAGTGACTTTGAAAAGCTCTGGAAACTGTATCCAAAGAAGATCGGCAAGAAGCCGGCACTAGCTGCGTACAAACGGGTAATGAGTAGAAAGAAGAACCCTGCTACCAACAGACAAATTCAGGATGGCATTGTGGCTTATCGACAGCTAATCAAGAGCAAAGGCACAGAGAAACAGTTTGTCAAAGACGGTAGTACATTCTTCAATCAAGAGGCATGGAACGATTACCTTGAGGTCGTAAAGGAAGAACGAAATGAGCAGGAAGCTAGAAAGCCTAAGTTCGATCCCAAGAAAACTGCTATTGCGATGTATATCGACTACAACAGTCCTGAACGAGTGCTTGAAGAAATCCAAGCGCAGGGCATTCCAATCAATCCAGAAGATGCTAAACGTTACATTGCTGAATACGATGAAGGGAGGCAGCAAGCTTGACGAAAAAGCTTTATGACCCTAGCAATCCTGAACCACATGTCATGTATGGCTTATATACGAAGCCGGAACTCATTAAATCTGAATGGATTGATCCTAAATGGTTTAACAGCAAGCAATACGCTGCAGTAGTTGCCTACATGAACAAGTTGCCAGGCGATGTGGACACGCTGGAATTGCAAGACGGTTTCGATACAGCTCATCCCGGCGTGATGTCAGTAGCAGATTGGCAATACATTATGACCAGCGATGTTGGCACCTCACGCTTTGACTGGTGGATAGGCAAGCTGAAACGGGATTATTTCCGTAGTCAGCTCATTCAAACAGCACAAGCGTACTCGGAAGAACCAAGCGAGGACAATCTTACCGCGATGATGGTTGCCTCACAGAATGCTACTGCTGCCAGTCAGACGGTCACTGAAAGTAGCATTGCAGATTTGGCAGCGGCCATGGAAGACAAAATGATACACGGTGCTACTGAAAATGGGATTAAAACGTACTTCACTCTTAACAACATTCTTGGCGGTGGTTTGATGCCAGGACGTTTGTTTACGATTGGTGCGCGCCCTGGTGTCGGTAAATCAGCATTCGCGGTCAATCTCATCATTGAGGCTTTGAAACAGCAACCAGAATTGACAGTTGATATGTTTTCACTTGAAATGTCAAATGCAGAAAACTACAACCGTTTGTTGGCATGCAAGACTGGCATCAGTGCTAGCAAATTCATCAACCCGCAGAAAAGCCTAAGCGATGCTGAGAAGGTTGAGGTTGAAAAGGCGGGAAACGTCCTTAAAGACTATCGCTTGCAGCTTTACGACAAGCAGGTGGAATTACCGCAGATTGTAAAAACAATGCGGCAGCGAGCCGCTGATGCAGATAAAGGCTACCTTGCGATTGTTGATTATCTCGGGCTGATTGGTGTTCGTAGCCAAGCCGATCGCCGTCTGCAAATCGAAGAGATCACCCGTCAATTCAAAGTGCTGACCAACGAGCTTGGTATCCCGATTGTTTTGCTTAGTCAATTATCACGAGGTGTTGAGAATCGTCAGGACAAGCAACCGGTACTCTCAGATTTACGAGAGTCGGGATCAATCGAGCAAGACAGCAATGCGGTTGGGTTCCTTTGGAACAGTGATCGAGAGAACGAGAAGTCAGATATTCGCACGGTGACATTAACAATTTCCAAAAACCGTGAAGGGGCACTAGGAAGTATTGATTTTCGCTTTTTCGCACCAAAGCTGCAGTTTAAGGTGGCGTATTGAAATGGCTTATCCAACTATGACACTTAAAGAGTTCAATGAGTACATGCAGGAGGGACATTATCAATACTCGCTGTTCATCATTCTGCAGCTTGATGAAGCCATGGAATATCTAAAAAAGGCGCAACAAGCCGATACGGATATGAAGAAGTTTTGGTACCAGTGGGCGTACGTTACCTTGACAGATGCCTTAGAGACGGCCGAGTCAGAATATTATGGAGAAACTAGTGCATATTTACCGACAAAAGAAACAGATCCGGTAACACGAGCCTACTGCCAAAACACATACGACATTTGGCGAGGATATCTGAAAAAGCTAAATGTGAACTTACCGAAGCAAAAATTTTGAGGAGGCAAAAGCATGATTGAGCATGAGGACGAAACCAACAATTCAGGCCAAGATTGGGCACGTGAACGACTTCGCAACTTTCTTGACGATCATCACAGCTTGCCAATATACCGTTTTGCTTTGATTGCTGGCGTGAGTCGCATCACGATTGCTAGTTTTCTTAGTGGCAAAGAGGTAATGAGGATCACACTTACAAAGATAGCTAAAGCCATGGGGATATCGCTAGAAAAGATAAAACAGCCAATTAGCGAGCAAGAATACAAGGAACTACAGGAGGAATATTCAAATGCAAGCAATTAAAGCAAAAATGATGGTCGGTGATCTGGTTGCGGTGCCTGATCGGATATTCATGGGCGTGCGTGATATCGGCGGTGTGGCAAGAATCATCAGAATCGAGCGATACAACGCCAGAGGTACAAGCCAAGACATCAACAAACCAGTTGTTTTTGATAGCAAGGCACCCAAAGAGCTAATCACAACGGTTGAGATGGTTGATGGCAAGCAACGTCAATACTATCTGAAGGACGTGAAGCCAGCGTGAACAGGATTATTATTCCATTGCCCCTCATGACTCTTAACCAGTACATCAAGGTTGAACGAGGCAACATGTTTGGTGGAGCAAAAGTCAAGAAACAAGCAACGGAAACGGTAATGTTGGCTGTGAGAAAAGCGATGAATCAGGGCGTGAAATTTCAATGGGGGAAACCTCTAAGTTTCGACTGGTACTGGTATGACAAGCGAACAGATCCGGACAACATCGCGTTTCAGCACAAGTTTATCTTCGACGGCATGCAAAAGGCTAAATTTTTAGAAAACGACAACTGGGATCACATTGTAGAACTGCGAGATCGGTTCTTTATTGACAAAGCTAACCCGAGAGTTGAAGTCGAAGAAATCGATTAAGGAGAAAAAATCATGATGAATAGCATACGAATTCAAAACGGCAAAGTTTTTGTGAATGGCATTGAGGTTGGACAGGTTGAAAAGATCCACTTCAAAGCTGAGGCGAATGACCCTGTAGAGGTTGAAATGAAGTGGTTAGTTCCTGTCAGAGGCCTAGATGTTTCTGTATATCAGCCTGAACCACGCCAGCAGCAGCCTGATGTCGATGCAAAGCAACAGAAAATCAATGACCTTACATCTAAGTTAGAAGCAGCCAAACAGGCAAACAACGGCTTATCACAGGCAATCAAAGACGCACAGAGCATCAAGGACTATTCCGATCAGGCTGTGAAGTCAGTCAGTGAGAAATGAGAGGCACACAAATGACGACCATGTTCACAGCAGATATCGTTCACAAACTGTTAGGTGTTAGCGAAGCACAACAGGCCCCAGCGGCATTGATGAACATTGTCATGGATCAGCAAAAGCGTAACGAGCTTTTTAAAGAATTCCTAGATGTTAGCACAGACGTATCACATGACTGGTTCTCAGAATATTTCATGAGTGTTCAAGCTGATCGCAAAGACAAGAAACAAGATTTCACACCTGAAAGTATCAGCAAGCTCGTGAACATGCTCGTTGGATCGAATGACAGTAGCGAGTATTACGAGGTTGCTGCTGGGACTGGCTCAATGATGATTCAACGATGGCAACAGGACCGCTTGAAGCACAAGCCGTGGGATTATCGGCCAAGCATGTATTTTTACCATCTGGAAGAGCTTGGCGATAGCACGTTGCCGTTTCTAATATTCAATTGTGCCATTCGCGGCATGAACGCAACAATTGTTCATGGTGACAGTCTGACACGTGCTGTTAGACAAGCATATTTCATCCAGAACGATGAAGACGACTATTTGCATTTCAGCACAGTAAATGTGATGCCACATAGCAAAGACGTTGAACAAGAATTTGATATTCGACAGTGGCTAGAGCCTGAGAAAAATCACATTGAATCAATAGAAATACCCGCAAGATACAACGAAGCCATTCAGAACTTAACAGCGGGAACTGAATAAATGTAACGGAGGCCGACCAATGGAGTCAGAAGTAGACGATGTTTACATCAGCCAAGTGACCGGTGAACCGGTTTACGTGGATATCAAAGGAACTTTGTACAAGCTTACGAAAGTAGAGGACGAAAAATGAGCGAAGAAAAACTGTACGCGGTAAAGAACGATGAAGATGAATGGTTAGATCAAGACCATCTTTTCGGGTCCGGCGCATGGGCAACACCAGACAAAGATGAGCGTGAAAAAGTTGCAAAATGTTATGGTGGCCACGTTGTCACTTTGATTGAGGAGCCTAAAAAAGTAGTGCTAACCAAGGAACAAGCTGAAATCGTTGAAAATGCACATGACAGTGGATATCCGGCAACAGAAATCTTTTCTGGAACTAGTTCAGGTGCTGGCGAAGAAAGACTGCTTATTAATGCTTACGTCAATGGCTACACCGTGGCAAAGGAGAAGAAGTATCTTCTTCCCATGTACGGAACACTGGAAGAGAACGATGACAACGACAATTTCCAGCTGTATGCGTATTGCTACAAAGGTCGCTGGCTAACAGACGAATGTGAGACAGACCCATCATACAAACACCATACAGTTACCCAGAAGGAACTAGAGAAAGCTCCAGAATGGGTAAAGGCAATTAAGCCGGTGGATGTGACTGACGATGAGGTATGAATGTCGCAATATGTTTGGTGGTGAAGTAATTGCCACATTTAGGACATACGAAAAAGCAGAGGAGTTTATTGACGCAGCAGCGGACTATCCAGATTGGTGGACTGTCCCTGCAATGACGATTGTAGAGGTGACTGACGATGACGAATAAATTAAATTCTAAACAGATTAACAGCTTGCTCGAAGCACTTATTGATACTCCGCACTGGTGTGGCGAAACTAATGCTGACAATAAGTCACTTGAAGCTATTGAAAAGTGGGGAGACGTTGCTTTTGTTTCCCTACAAAAAATAACCGATGCTTTTGACAGCACTAGTAGTGCGCCAAAAACGAACGGTAGTGCTATTGAGATTAGAGACGCAGTTCGTGGACAACTTGATGTGCTCAGAGAATACATTCAGGAGGACGACTGGCGATGAATAAAGCAAACGAGTTCACACCGGAACAGATCAAAACAATTCGCCACATGATTCGTGACGAAATTGCTCGTCACGATAAGGAAATCGAGGACGAAGAGGATAAATTACTGCATGAAATGGCCGCAGAGTCGGCAGTGACTGCTAGGGATTGGGGCGACTTAGATTGAGCAATGAGACGAAGCGGGATGTGTTAAAAAAAAGCTCTTGACTTTTTCGTGATGTCTGGAATCGAGCGAAGCACTAACTATGACATGGAAAGATATCAATATCTTTCAGAATATGACACAGCCTTGCCAGATGATTTACCCACAATACCGTTAGCGGTATCAGAGGAAATAAAAGGCAGCTATGGGTCCCTATCCTTGCGTGACGAACTTGACACAGCAGATTCTACCAGTGATGACCCTTCGGTGATTGACTATATCGAAAATAGTGAAAGTGTTTTTGCAGAAGCATGGTGTCGTGGAATGTGGATAGTTAAGGAAACTGGAGAGGTGACAGGATATGACGAGCAATGAGACGAAGCGGGACGTGTTACTTTATTTTGGCGATTATGTATTACGCAATTTCAATACCCCAAACATTATTTTCGGCGGTGAACAGGTAGCTGAATACATGCAGCGTTATGACAATGCTTTGCCAGATGATCTGCCGGTGATTCCGGAAGCGGTGGGCGAATGGCTTACATGGTGCAAAGAGCGGGGCCATTCGTTGAAAGATGCGCTTGATGGTGAAACACGCGTCAGCGAAGACACATTCGCCCGTGCTTGGTTGCTATGCGTCTGGCGAGTTGATGGAACCAGCGAAATCGTGAAATTGGAGGACGTAGAATGAGCGAATATTTTGAAAAAATGAGTCAACTGGATAGGGTTGATAAAAAAATGAAATTCAAGATTGTTGGTCGCGATGGCGAAACCGTAATCAAGGAATTCAGTTCTCAGTACGAAGCAGATTTATACTGCGAGCGTCTCAACTATGAGCGGTTGGAACGCCTTGGCTTGATTGAGCACCTGAACATACCAGCAATCAAACTTGAGTAGGAGTACATTACCATGAAGACATACACCAAGCGGCGCTGCAGAAGGAAAGCCAGGATGTATTGATCAATGTAGAACATGGAGAAATCGTGAAATTGGAGGCGGAAAAATGAACATGACTCGAAAGTGCTATGTAGTCAGCGGAGACAAGGAAACCCCCGCCAAGTTTTTTGGAGTGTTTCAGGTCGCAAAGGTTGTGGGCGATAGTCCACTTATCGGTGGTCATTCTGCTGGTCAAGTCATGGAGCCTGTTGCGGTGGTCGAATACAACGGCCAACTGCATAAAGCTTATCTTGATCAGGTTCATTTTGAAGATGCGGAGGCGGAGAAATGAAACGAATAGAAATAAAGGTTATCCGTATGCCGAGCGGCAAATACCTTTGCAATACCGCATGGGGCGGAAAAGGACAGACATCAGATCTGTCAGGAGCCATAAAGTGGTACGGAGAAAAGGGAGAGACCGACCCCTACAAAACAGCACATGATTGGGGCGGTACGGTTGTCGTGCTTCGGGAGGTGCGAGATGAAACGAGAGATTAAGTTCAGAGCGTATAGCAGTCACAACCACAAAATGTATCCAGTCAGTAATATTGAATGGGATATTGATGGCCGTATTTGGGTAACTGCTGATGATGGCAAAAATGGCATTGAACTAATTGACGAAGAAGCCCATTTGATGCCGTACACCGGCCTCCACGACAAGAACGGGCGGGAAATCTACGAAAACGATATTCTGAAAGTCACAGGAGTAGATGGTGGATCATATGTAGCATCAGTAAGATGGTTTTCCGATGAAGGTTACCCAGCATTTGATTTGGGGAGCATACCGGAAACAAGTTTCTATGGTGCAAACACACTCGCAACCATTTTTGAAAGCGGCATTGAGACGTGTGAGGTCATCGGCAACATCTTTGAGGACAAACAGCTACTGGAGGGAAAGCGATGATTGCCGTCATGCTGCTAATCGCAGGTGTTGCAATGTGGATTTGGGCTAACTGGAAAAGAGGAAAGTGAATGATTAATGACCATCAATCAAAGCCAGAAAGACTTGCACAGGTTGGAATTTTTGGTGGCTGTTTCGTGGGCTGTGCATTCATGACAGCAATCTTGGTGCTTGTTGGCTGTTGGATTTTAAAACTGTTATGGGCTGTCACATTTGGGTAAACAAAAAGCGCACCATCACGGCACGCTCATCCCCCAAACTTTTACAAAATTTATTATACCATAAGGAGTGGACGCAGTGGTGCGAGTAACGAGATATTTTAGCCCAATTGATCATGACAAAACAATTGAAAACGCCAAAGAGGTCTTGGGGAACTACTGGCATCACAAGCGGCTCGCTCAACGCACCAAAATAGCGCTCAGAAGTCCCGTGATGGACGGCATGCCAAAGTCACCTAGCTATGGAAACAAAGCCGAGGAAAAGGTAATATCGCACGCTGACGAGCTGTACTACGTTGAGTGTTGTGAATCGGCAGTTGATGCTATTGAAGATGAGGATTACAGAACGATATTGTCTGAAAGCTATCTTATTCCAGTAAGCAAACGAAAAACAAACGAAGCACTTTTCGATTTGATAGGTGTTGGCAAGACGGCATATCAAGACAAAAAGAAGCAGGCGCTAATTGCATTCGGTGAACTATGTCCGCTGGTAAAGCTAGAGCGAACTAATGGCGAACTATATGCGAACTAAGTGCGAACCAACCGACCGTATTTCCGTCATATGATGGTATTGTGCCAAGGGAGCGATCCTGAGACACCGCATTTTTCCTCCGAGCCTCAGTGATGATAAAGCTGTGGCAAGGCGTGGCAATGAGGACTGACTGCGATAGTCAGGCGGGTTCGATTCCCGCATGCCACATTGTCCAGTTTAGCGACCGGACACAGCTTGCGATGACCCCATCTGACAATGGGAGAGCGAGCAGCGCCAGAAGAATCAAATTTGTAGCCTTATTGGGGCAGAAACAGGAGCAACCGAAGGCCAAATGGTCCCCATGGACAACTACCCAAGCGCATGGGAAAGTTTATCGGGTTCGAATCCCGACGGTTGCGTTGAAGCACTTCACTTTTTGTGAGGTGCTATTTTTATACATAATTTCGGAGGCGAGGACATGAAACTCTACTTGGTTGTATGCGAGACTGGGGACGTCGACCAATGGGAAGGCGGAACTGCCGAGGTTGATGCTGTATTTGCTACAACTGATAAAGCCAAGCTCGATGATTATCTGTCAACCAGAATGCATGGATATGACAACGTAGTCACAATGGAACTAGACAAGGAATACCCTGAAGGAACTAAATCCTCTAAGTGTCTTGCATCATGGTGGGAAGAAGGACCGTGTTGTTACGACCCAATGGACATCTAATTTAAATTTTCGGAGGCGAGTAGATGCAATGGACAGATGAACAAATCAGCGGCATTAGGAAGCTCGCCTCTGAAGGCTTTACCAGACGAGAGACGGCCGACAAGCTCGGGATTAGCTATGACGCGCTTCAGGGCAAAGCAAGACGGCTTGGCATCGAGTTCCAAAAACCACTAAAGAATGAATACGATTCAGACCGCACAAATAGGGAGACGCCATCCGCTGACAGAAAAGTCGCTCTTAATGCTGATGGTAGTCAAACAGTCACGGCCTTAATGAGACTCAAGCATGAGCCAAATAAAGACTCACGAACTTTGATGGAGTTGTGTGGATACGATCCTGATAAGTTCGAGATGGTCTTAGGCGACTACAAAGTGTATGAGCAGCATAGTACCGAAGACGGCACAGTTCCGCAGTACAGCATTCATATTCGCGTAAAGCCGAAACAAGGCTTATCGATAAGTGAAATGGCTGAAGCGTTCAACGACAAAATCATTCCGGTCAATTACGGCATGAAGAAATCGGGCGATCGTAACCTAGTCATCCCATTACCTGACCTGCATTTTGGCTGGACAACATTCGCGGATCTAAAAGACATGGTGAGCCAACTAAGAGAGATCATCATGGACGGCTACAACGAGATTGTGATCGAGCAATTGGGAGATCTATTCCATAGTGATCAGATTCATGCAACACAAACGGTTAGAGGAACACAATTAGATCACGCAAACATGCGTCAGGCATTCCATGATGCAGTGAAGCTGTTTGATCAAATTGTTCCGCTGGCAATTGAATATAGCAATCGCGTCTCAATCAAGAGCGTGTTCGGTAACCATTCAGGTGATCTCGAATACGCTTTTCTTTATGCGCTGATAGATCGCTATCCACAAGTACACATTGATCTCAATGATAGTAATCCGGCAACCGACTGGCGCTGTGCATACTTGCTAGGGCATGTTGGCATTATGCTCGCACACGGAGATGTAGCTAGGGACAAGCTGACAGGACTTTTTCCATTTGAGTACAAAAAGATATTCAATATGGCAAAAACATACGAACTTCACTCAGGCCACTACCATAGCGAGCGGTTTAAAGATGATCGTGGCATTATGTGGCGTCAACTTGGAACTCCAAAGCCAAATGATCCATATGAGATTAAGAATGGCTTCACCACGGGCAAGCATTTGCTGTATGCGTTCGTTTATGATGATGAAAGGCTACGGTGCACTTATGAACTCAGCTGAAATTTGGAAAGACATTGAAGGCTTTGAGGGACTATACCAAGTTAGCAATATGGGAAGAGTAAGAAGCCTTGATCGCGAAGACGCACTGGGACGCCGCTTAAAAGGGAAGGTGCTAGCCGGCCGTCCAAGCAAGGGGTATCTAGGGGTTGCTTTGTACCGAGATGGGCACGCCAAAGGTTACCCAGTTCATCGCCTCATTGCTAAAGCGTTCTTAGATAACCCGAGCAACTTACCTGAAGTCAACCACAAGGACGAGAACAAGGCAAACAACGCGGTATCGAACCTTGAATGGTGCACATCTCGCTATAATTGCAACTACGGAACCCGCAACGAGCGTGTAGGGAAAGCGAGCGGAAAATCAATCTATGTTGTGATGAACTCAGGACATCGCTATTTCTTCCGTAGTGCCACAAAAGCCGCTGAACTCCTTGGGTTAAACACGCAAGCGATATGTAACTGTATTCACGGTAGATGTAAACATCACCGCGGATTTTCGTTCGAGCGGGCGGTGTAGGTCATGTCAGGTATGAAACGAGTTGAATACGGATATGTAAGCCGCACGGAGCAATCAATCATCGAAGAATTGTCTAGAGAAGAAAAGAAAACACAAGCAATCATTTACACAAAGCCACACTGCCCAAAGTGCTGGCGAACAGTATACAAGCTAAAGCAGGTAATGCCAGTGCAAACCATCACAGCAGACGCAGACGACTACGAGCGGTTCCGCAAACTAGGATATCGTTCAATGCCAGTCGTAAAAATCTACAAAGCTAATGGCACACATGATGAATGGTGCGACTTGCAAGTTGACAAGATCAAACAATACACGGAGGAATAGATATGATATTCGATAATGCTAAAGGCCAAAGCAGGAAATTGTCTCACCGTCAGTTGCCTCCACCAGCACCAGTGCTACCAAAAATGGATGAATCACTGCCAACTCGTGCCAATGCAACTAAGAAATACAAAGACAGTCTGATTGCCAAAGTTAACGAAGCCATTAATCAAGGAATCAATACTACATCCCCAATCTCAATTGGCGTTTCCAAGTACAATCCAGCTGTCGTGAATGAAGTAATCAGTTTGCTAACGACTGCTGGATGGGATGTTACTGGTATAAACATTGACGGTAACGGTTCCTATTCGGCAATCATATTATCTTAGGAGGAATTATGCATGCTTAAAGTAGTTAAGCGACTGAAAGAACACTTATCAGGTAAAAAAGGAACCGATAAGATAACCGTTACGATTGATGCGAACACCGATCCACTTATGGCCAAACTTGACAAGATCAAGAACGCGGTCGAAAACATCAAGGCTGACGCGACACCGGAAGTTTCACCCACCTTAACTGCGTATGGTCTGCATGGTTTATCGATCGAAGGCGTTGAGCTGCCAGATCATGCAGGATTCAGCGAATCATTCATTGCAGAGCTAGACAAAGCGCTGAATGACTATAAGCAAAAGCAGGAGCAGTCATCGCAGCACACAAGCACTCCGCGTGTTCGCATCGAGTTCGATGACATTAATGACGTGCCACATGTTTGGGTTGATGGCAAACGGATTGATAGATCAGATACAGGGATCGTGAGCGTTTCACTTGACTGGCATACAAAAGATCCAGCGGCAACAGATCATGTTATCCGTGCTTATAAAATCGAATATTTAAAGGGGGATCACCGCGAAGGAATCGCTCAGGGGTCTGCGATGGGACCTGATCTCTTTAAGAATGATATCCATGCCAAGTAAGAAGCTCGCCTTTATAAATGGCAGACCACAATTGGTTGATGCCAATGCTCGTGTTAGATCGGAGGCAGATAGGCAGTACAACCGTGTGCGAAGTGAGCAGCAGTCGGACTACCTTAGGTTCTATCACAGTAATGAATGGAAGCAGCTGCGTGAGCAGATATTGATTAGAGACAACAGTTTATGCCAACGCTGTGGTATGCAAGCCTCATTAGTTGATCATATTGTTCCGAGCGAAGATGACTGGGAAGACCGCACGAACGCGGATAATCTGCAGGCTTTATGCAGGGACTGCCACTATTGGAAGACGAGACGTGAGACAACCAAGCGTAAGAAGGGACAGCATCGAGCCATGAAGATTACAGTAATCGTTGGCTATCCAGCAAGTGGCAAGTCAACGTACGTCAAGCGACATCAAGGACAGCATGACCTCGTCTATGATTACGACCATCTCATGACGGCGTTAACAGGCCTGCCATTACATCAGGGCAATATAGACGCCAATGATTATGTGCAGCTAATCTATGAGCTGATACTGCGGAAGCTTAAAGCAGAGCATACCTTTGACCATGTATGGTTAGTCATGACATATCCAGATGAGAAGTTAGACTCGTTGTTTGCTAGTCGAGAGGTCGAACACATACTCATCGACACTGACCGAGACACATGCATGCAGAGACTGTCTAAGCAAGGTCGAGATGTGAGTCAACTCATCAAAACGATGAACAAACTTGATGAATTGAAATCACAAAACAAATTTAAAAAATTCAAAGAAATAAAAAATTCAAAGAAATAAAAAATTAAAAAACGAATTTTCTATAATTTATCGGGCAACTTCACGGGCTAAAAGCGGCTATACCCCCTTCCCTTTTTATCGGGGGTTACATTTCTTGGAACGGAAGAACGGTCGGACTCTTTTTTGCACCCCAAATTGTAACGATTTTTTAGGGGGTGGGGGGTAAAACTGACCCATTTTATATAGATATAAGGAGGTGAAGTGGAGAATGGCTGGAAAATACAAAGTGCTTCAAATGTCGAAGGGCGATCTGACAAAAGAACGGCAGGAAGCCAAGTTACATGCGGAATTGATGGCCAAAGATGGCATTCCAAAACTTCAGGTAACACCTCCTAATCATCTTGACCCAGTCGCAAAGCAAGAATACAAGCGAATCATCGAGTCTTTGGGGACCTTACCACTTAGAAACCTCGATCGCGCCGAGTTGGAAAACTATTGTACATGGTATTCGGTTTACAAAAACACATCGGTCAACATGAAATTGGCTTTAAAGAATGGAGATCAAGATGAATATTATGCGTACATTAACATCTTGAATAAAGCCACAGCAAATATTAAAAGTCTAGCCAGTGATCTTGGCCTTAATGTCAACAGCCGGATGCAGATGAGCATGCCTAAGACCGAAGCACAGAAGAACGATTCAATCATTGATACTTTTGGCTAGTCGTGATGGAGATGATGTTAGTTGGCAAAATTTAAAGATCCAATGCCTAATTTCGTAAAGCGTGTGCTGGACGGTCGTCTTATTACCTCTAAGGCAGTTAATCTTGCGGTGAAACGGCATCAGGAAGACTTGAAACGAACAGATTGGCGATGGCATTATGATCCAAATCTAGCGGGAAAGGCAGTTAAATTTATGGAAATTCTGCCAGAACCAAAAAGTGGGAAACCACAACCATTAGCACCGTTTCAGAAATTCATTATTGGCAGTATATATGGCTGGGTTGATAAAGATGATCCAAATATAAGGCGATTTACCGATGTGTTCATTTCGATGGCACGAAAAAACGGTAAGTCGCTTTTGATTTCTGGCGTCATTCTGTATGAGTTTCTGTTCGGAAAGAATCCAGCCAACAAACGGCAATTATATACCGCTGCTAATGATCGCAAGCAGGCAGGCATTGTATTCGGAATGGTCAAAGACCGATTACGTGCGCTCATGCGGAAAGACCCTGGTATCAAACGAATGGTTAAGATTACGCGAGATGAACTTGTCAATTTAGACGACGGGTCAACAATTCGTTCATTCTCTCGTGATACAGGACTTGTCGATGGCTATGAACCCCACGTTGCGGTGGTTGACGAATATGCCAACGCTAAAACAACAGATATGATTGAAACCCTTGCCTCAGGGCAGGTGTTACTGCCTAGTTATCTGACGTTCATCATTTCAACGGCTGGATTCGACATGAACGTGCCGATGTTTCAACAAAATTATCCGTATGCCAAAAAGGTGTTATCCGGTGAAGAAAAGGCAGAACGCTATTTTGCATTTATTGCTGAACAAGACAACGTACAAGAGGTTGATGACCCCAATTCTTGGATCAAATCGAATCCGCTACTTGACGTTGATACCTTACACGGCCAAATCAGTGATTATCTGACGACTAAGTTAGCTCAAGCTCGTGCTGATGGCAGTCTAAACGCTAAATTGGTCAAAAACTTCAATATTTGGCGACAAGCTACAGAAGACAGTTATCTAGATTTCGACGCTTGGAAAGCGGCAGAGTTGACCGACAAACCTGATATTCGCGGGCAAAGAGCATGGATTGGCATTGATGTCGGTCGTACAAGCGATCTATTCGCTATTTCTTGGCTAATTCCCCAGGAGGGCTGGTGGTGGCTTGATGGTTATGCATTTGTTGCTTCAAAAGGTGGCATCGATAACAAAGTCAAGACAGATCGGATTGACTACTTGGCTGCTGAACAACACGGCGAAGGCGAGATCAGCAGTTTAGAGTCAGGTATCATCGACAACGATCGGGTATATGAATGGCTCGAAGACTTCATTGAGCGTAATGACTTAGATGTTCAAGGCATCATGTACGACCCTTATCAATTTGGACCAATGCTAACGGCAATTGAGAAGAATCACCCTGAGTGGCCGATGGTACAGGTGCGACAAGGAACGCTGACACTGTCAATGCCAACTAAGCAGTTCCGCGATGATGTTATAGGCGGTCGCATAAAGCATTCAGATAATCGCATTATGAAGGCCGCCGCAATGAACGCGGTTCTAATGTCTGACAACAACGGCGTCCGTATTAATAAGAATAAGTATGCTAACAAAATAGACATGATTGATGCCACGCTTGATGCTTATGCCATCGCTTTTAAGGAAGACTTGGACAACTATTTGGACGACGACCGTGTGTTTAGTGACGACTTTGGCTTTTAGGAGGTGAGAACGTGAATGGAAAACTAGCTAACTTTTTCAGAATTCTTGGCGCAAATATGGCTGGAATTGCCACTGTTTTAGGCTTCATTTTAGCTGGATATGGGGCTTTTTTGATCAATAGGCCTACTGGATTCATGGTTTGCGGCGGCTTGTTGTTTGTTCTCGCCTTTATTCTGCTGCTTCCTGATAACGAAGGGAGGTGAGATGAATGAAGCTATTTCGAGGATTGGCAACCGAAGTGGACCCTCACTGGGCAGATCATTTGCTTGATTCTGGGGTAATCCCATCATTTCGAGGCGGGTATCTTGGCATTTCTGCCTTACGGAATTCTGACGTGCTTACGGCTGTATCGATTGTTTCGGGTGATGTTAGTCGTTTTCCGCTAGTAATCACGGACAGCTCAACCGATGAGGTTGTTGACTTAGCCAATATTGAATACTTGATGAATACGAAGGTAAATAAGCGACTGTCGGCTTATCAGTGGAAATTTTCCATGATGGTCAATGCAATTTTGACTGGCAATGCTTATTCGCGTATTGTGCGCGATCCGATAACCAACGAACCAGCTATGTTTGAGTTCTATGCCCCATCACAGACGCAGGTGGACACAAGCGACCCCGATAACATCATCTACCGTTTCACGCCTTACAATTCTAGAATGCAAAAAATATGTGGATTTGAGGACGTCATTCACTGGAAGTTTTTCTCATACGACACAATCATGGGGCGCTCACCGCTGTTGTCGCTTGGTGATGAGATTGGACTACAGGAGTCAGGTGTTTCAACGTTACAGAAGTTCTTCAAGAGCGGCTTGAAAGGCTCAATTATTAAAGCAAAGGAGAGCCGCCTGTCTGCCGAAGCACGTCAGAAGATTCGTGAAGATTTTGAAAGGGCACAGGCAGGTGCTGATGCTGGATCGCCAATTATAGTTGACGCAACGATGGATTATCAGCCGTTGGAAGTTGATACCAACGTTCTTAATCTGATTAACAGCAATAACTATTCAACAGCGCAGATTGCGAAGGCTTTGCGGGTGCCAGCGTATCGATTAGCCCAAAATAGTCCTAACCAGTCTGTTAAACAGCTTGCTGATGACTATATTCGCAATGATCTTCCATTTTACTTTGAACCGATTACAAGTGAGTTTGAACTAAAGCTGTTTGATGACGCGCAACGGCACCAATATTGCATAGGATTTGACACAAAATCAGTAAACGGATTGCCGATTGCTGACGTAAATACAGCAGTCAATGGCGGACTGTGGACTGGAAACGAGGGACGTGCGGAGCTTGGAAAGAAACCGTTAAAAGACCCGAACATGGATCGTATTCAGTCGACACTTAACACAGTGTTCCTTGATCAAAAGGAAGCTTATCAAGCTGAACACGCAGGTCAATTGAAGGGGAGTTCAACCCAGAAAGGATAATTATGGCAACATACGCTATCGATTTTGATGGGGTTCTTGCCACTTCTTTTTATCCAAAAATTGGGAATCCTATCACACAGAATATAAAGTTTGTGAAACAGCTTAAGGTTGACGGTAATACGCTAATTTTGTGGACGTCTCGTACTGGCAGTCAGTTGAGTGATGCAGTCGCTTGGTCTAAGAATCAAGGTATTCAATTTGACTTGGTCAACAAAAATACGGAAGACAACATTAAAAAGTATGGTACTGATACTAGAAAGGTTGTCGCGGATTATTACATCGATGATCGGAGTCTTAGTATTCCGAGCCAACGAAAGGAGGTGATGCAATTGCCAAAGGAACTGCGAATGACAGCAACACCCATGCAAATTCGTGATGGGGACAAAGAACATCCCGCGGTCATTGAAGGCTATGCGCTCAAATTTGATCGTCAATCCGAGATTATGGGCAGTGGTGAGTTGAGTTTCCGCGAACACATTGATCGCCATGCTCTGGACAATGCTGATATGAGCAATGTTGTTGCACTGTTTAACCACGACCAGAATCAAGTGTTAGGCCGCACAGGTGTCAACCTAGAGCTGACTGTCGATGAGACGGGACTCAAATATATGCTGACACCGCCAGATACACAGCTTGGCCGTGACTTGCTTGAGAACGTTCGGCAGGGGATCATCAGCCAATCAAGTTTTGCATTCACGATTGCGCCGGACAAAGGTGCGCAGAAGTGGCAGAAGTCTGATGAACGCGGTGTGAAGTATGACCGTACGATCAACAGTATTAATCATCTTTTTGACGTCTCACCAGTAACAACGCCAGCCTATCCAGACACAGAGGTTAAGGTGGGCGCCCGTTCGCTGGAGCAGATTAAAGCCCTCGACCAACCGCCTGAATGGGAAGTTAAGCGGCGCAAAATGCTCTACCAGCTCAATAAAGAAGAATTGCTCAAAGGCATTGAATAATCGGTGCCTATTTTTATACAAAAAATAAGGAGGGTCACTAGATGACTTTAGATGAAAAATTAGATGCTGTTAAAAAGCAACTTGATGAAAAGCGTTCAGCGTTGCCAGCTATGAAGACAGAACTTCGTTCTTTACTTGAAGGTGAAGATTCCGAGGAAAACCTGAAGAAGGCAGAAGGCGTTCGTGCCAAGTATGATAAAGCTGGCAAAGATATCAAAGATCTTGAAGAAAAACGTGACTTATACGAGGCTGCGTTGAAAGGCAATGAACAGCCGAGTGGGAAGAAGCCCAGTCATCCGGAAGAGCATAGCTATCGCGATGCACTGAATGCTTATTTGCATACTCGTGGTCGTAATACTGATGGCGTCAATTTTGAAAAGACTGATGTTGGCACATTTGCAGTTTTACGAGCTGATCCTGCTGATGCCAGTGATGCAGTTAACGCTGGGGTTAAGTCTGTTGACGCGAAGGAGACAATTCCTGATACCATCGTCAATACGCCACAGCGTGAATTGCAGACAGTGGTCGACCTGAAACCATTTACTAATGTCTTCCAAGCCTCCACACAAAAGGGAACTTATCCAACGGTTGCAAATGCCACTACCAAGATGGCAACCGTTGCTGAACTGGAAAAGAACCCGGCAATGGCTAAGCCTGATTTCAAGCCTGTCAACTGGTCAGTAGACACCTACCGGCAAGCGTTGCCAATTTCACAGGAATCAATTGATGATTCTGCGATTGATTTGGTCGACTTGATTGCTCAAAACGCGCAACAAATCAAGGTCAACACGACTAACAGTGCTGTTTCAACCTTGCTGAAAGGCTTCACTGCCAAGACGATCTCTAGCGTTGATGATTTGAAGCATATCAATAACGTTGATTTAGATCCTGCATATTCTCGTGTAATTATTGCTTCACAGAGTTTCTACAATTTCTTGGACACAGTTAAAGATGGCAATGGTCGCTACTTGCTACAAGATAGCATCTTGACCCCGTCTGGCAAGAGCGTTCTTGGTATGCCCATTGCTGTTGTATCTGATGATACTTTGGGTGCAGCAGGCGAAGCACACGCCTTTTTGGGTGACATCAAGCGGGCAATTCTGTTTGCTAACCGCGCAGACTTCATGGTTCGATGGGTTGATGATCAGATTTACGGCCAATTCTTGCAAGCAGGAATGCGCTTTGGTGTATCTGTTGCTGACGAAAAAGCAGGGTACTTCCTCACATATACCCCAAAAGCGTAACGCCTGACGGAGTGACTTTGAGCCAGAAAACGTTCACGGGTGGTGTCGGTGCCACAAAAGATATCACGGTGACAGTCACTCCTGATGGCGCTCCTCAAGCAGTCGAAGCTGTGTCGAGCGATGAAAGCGTCGCTACGGTTGTTAAGAAGTCCGATGGTGTTTACACCATTACCAATCTGGCAGCGGGTGCAGCGACAATCACATTTAGCACTAATGGCATCAGCTCAACGCTTGCTGTTACTGTTAACGCTGGGTAGGTGATTACTCTTGGCAGATACTACGCTTGACAAAAGCCCACTGACTGATGAACAGTTTCAGGTCCTGAAAATGTACTTGAAAGTTGATCAGACAATCGAAGACCCAATGATTATGCAACTGGTGCATGACGCTTGTGGGGAAATCAGTTCGGCTATTAGCTTTGGATCAGCGCCAGAACAGTTTCTTGGCAATCCGGAAACCCGAGATCGCTTCTTCACAGCGCTCATGAAGCAAGTGAAGGAAGACTATGACTACCGAGGCATGGGCGCTGAAGTCATGCGCTTTCCTTTACAAACATCAACAACAAATATTATCAATCAGCTTCGTTCAGAATTGCCGGAAGAGAATGGTGATTCTGATGCGAACTAATCGAATGACTGAAAGAATTACATTCGTTAGCTATGAGCCAAAAAAGGTTAACGGAGTTCCAGTTGATGGAGAGCCCATTGAGCATATGACGGTTTGGGCGGAGGTTCCTAAGGTACCAATCAGAGAAGCAAATGATCCACAGACGAAGTTGGGCACTCGCAAAGACAGCCCGACTTTTTTAGTGCGGTTTTTAACCACAGAGGAAATCCAGCCAACTTGGAGAATTCAATGGCGTGGTAATGAATATCAAATCACAGGGCTTGATCCTGATTACGAGAGACGCGATCTGACAACAATTACGGCAAAGGCGGTGAGCTGATGGGCGTAAAAGTCACAGGGGATGCTGAACTGCTCGCTAATCTTAACAAACTCCAATTTGGGGTTGCAAAAGAAGCTCGAGCGGCTGTCCGAGATGGCGCACAAAAGTTTGCCGACAAGCTAAAAAGCAATACGCCCGAGTGGGACGGCGAGACTGATATGAAGGGACATTTGAAAAATGATATTCAGCTTTCAAGTGTCCGTGAAACGAGTGGCGTAACAGAAGTAGACGTTGGATATGGGAAAGATACCGGATGGCGAGCCCACTTTCCAAACTCTGGCACTTCAATGCAGGACCCGCAGCATTTCATTGAGGAAACGCAAGAAGTTATGCGGCCAGTTGTTATCGCTACTTTCCTAAGTCACTTGAAGGAAGGCGGGATGTAATGGCACCTGAAAAACGTGTTTATGACATCCTGTCAGTCAATTTGGATATTGCTGACAAGGTATATATAGGTACCCCAGACTTCAATAACCAGACAAGCGTAACTCCCGAAAGTCTAGCTCCATGGGTGAGAATCACTTCTTTGCCCGGTGATGGCGCTTACTATGCTGACGATTCTAGAATCCTAGAGTATCAGAAAGTACAAGTAGATTTTTGGGTAGACAAAACTGGCTGGGATCAACAAGAAAAAATTGAAACACAGATATATCAAGCACTACATGCGGCTGGCTGGGAAAGGTATTATCGCAACTCCTACGTTGATGGTGATACTCCAGCACTCCGTATGACAACAGGATACTTTCAGTTTCAAGGGCTGCCGATTGGCTAGTCCTTTTTAATTTCCTAAAGGAGGATTTTTAATATGGCAGATACTGCTGTTACAACTAACAAGAAGTTAGCAAAATTTGGGGCTTCGGCCTTTGAATACGGGGTTGTCGGTGATGACGACTTTGTAAAAAGCACACGAAAGATGCAAGGCTTGTCTTCGGTCAAGCTGAACATCAAAACCGAGCAAAAGACGTTGTCTGCTGATGATGGACCTTACTTGATTCTCTCTGGTGGCATCACGGAAGCAACCGAAACAATTGAAATGTACGATGTTGATTCTGTTATGAAGTCTGATTTGTTTGGCATTAAGGTTGTCAATGGGGTTGAAGTATATCCCAAGAACCTTAGCCCTAATTACGCGGCAACTTTGTTCCGCACAAAGCTTTCAAATGGCAAGTACGTTTGGGTTGGTATGCTCAAAGGAATGTTCTCACTTCCGGGAGTCGATACCAAGACGGTTGATGGCACACCAGATCCGAGCGCGGACAGCATCGAAGGCTCATTTATTCCTCGTGGTGATCAAGACACAGGTAACGTTGTTCTGATTGGTCGGGAAGACAACGATGGGTTTGATTTCGATACCTTCCACGGCTATGTATTCCCTAAGGCCGCTGCAGATGCGACTATTGCCCCAAAAGCGTAGTCGGTGTCAGCTTTGAGAACAGTTCGATTAACCTTGCGGTTGGCGCATCTACAGCGTTGAAAGTGCAAATTAATCCGGCTGATGCCGCAAATAAACAAGTTACTTTCAAAACGTCAGATCCCACAGTTGCTACCGTTTCCAGTGATGGAACTGTGGCTGGTGTAAAGGCAGGGTCTGCAACCGTAACAGTCACAACTGACGATGGTGGTAAAACTGCCACCGCAACAATTACTGTGGCTTAGCAATTAACTTGTCGCCTTGTAAATGCACAATACGCGAACAGCGGGCGGCTTATACCTAAGGAGATTAAGCATGGCATATCAAATTAAACTAAATATCAAGGGTGAAACGTGCGTGTTCACACGAAATGGAGAGCCAACATTACGTGATACCACGAACGCCTTAAAAGTACAGCAACAGCAATTGCGCATGCTAAACCGTAAAGATGGCCCTTCAAACGATGATTACGATGAGAACGAGAAAAACTTAGCCAAATTTGCGGTTGATTTCTGGAAAAACCAGTTTACTACCGATGATGTTATTGATGGCTCGTCTATTTCTTTGAAATCGCTGGATTCAATCAATGATGCTATTGGCGATTCTCTAAGCGATGGTGAAGAGGATAAGAAGGACACAGCAAAAAAATCACCGAAGCGGACGTCAAAGAAGCCATTAGCAACCTTGACGACTTCTACAAAGCAAGGCTCTCTGAAGGCTACCGATTAGCTGACGTTGATGCTATGACGCTCCGCGATATTGAAAAACTTAACCAGATTTACGAGGAACGGGAGACCACGATCGACAAGGCCTTTCCGTTCCTTTTCTAGTTCTATGAAAGGAGGTAAAACATGTTAGGAAATCTCGGACAAATTGCGGCTACCGTAAGTTTGAACATTGATCCGTTTCAAGTAAGCCAGCGAGTTTTGAATTCTTCAATTAAAGCAACTGCCGCTGAGTTGCGGGCTCAAGATGCTGCGTTTAAGGGATCTGAAAAGTCCATCAACAACATGCGTTCAACCTATGACACATTGAGCCGCCAGTCAAAGAACTACCAAGCTCAGCTTCAGAAACAGCGAGAACAGTATGATGAAAATTCGAAAGCGGTTGAAAAACTTAATAAAAGTGAGACTGCATCGCAGGAAGAAATTAATCGTGCTACAAAGCTGCAAGCTAATGCTGCATCACAGTATAATCGGACTGCAGCCGCTGCTGCACAAAATGAGAACCGAATGGCAGCCTTACGCAAAGAGATTGCGCTGCAAAGTGACGGATGGAATAAAGTATCAAACGGTGCATCAAAGTTTGCGTCTGTTACCGAAAAGGCAAGCTCTAAGCTAACTAGTTTCGGATCAACGATGACAAGGGCGGTAACTGCTCCAATTGCCATTGGGTTTGTGGCAGCAGCTAAATCTGCTATTGATTTCAACAGCCAAATTCAAGCAATGGGGCCCTTGCTAACAAATGGGGGTGCGATTACTGCCAAGTATCGTGCGCAACTTGATCAACTAGCATCAGCATCTAAAAAGTGGTCGGTTGAATATGGCGTTTCCACGGCTGCAATTAACGACGGCATGTCAGAAATGATCAAACGTGGCTATACCGCTGCGCAAACTTTAGGCGCTATGCCTGCAGTTCTCAATGCAGCAAAAGCATCTGGGGATGACTTCAACGATGTTATGCACGTTTCTACATCCGTTTTGGAGCAATTTGGTCTAAAGACAGAATCAACAACGGGCATGCTTAAAAACACTTCTCGCGTTACGGATACTCTTACCTATGTTGCTAATGCTACTGCAGCAGGATTCCAAGATATGGGCGAGGCAATGACGTATGTTGGACCTTCTGCTCATGCTGCTGGTATCTCACTCGAAGAAACAGCGGCTGCTATTGGTATTATGAGTAACAAAGGGATTGAAGGCTCAGTTGCTGGCACAGCGTTACGTGGTGCTTTAACAAGACTGTTGAAGCCCTCTAAGCAAAATCTTCAAGGCTTTAATGAATTAGGCATATCTGTTGCTGATTTCAAAAAAGGAACTTTAACTCTTCCAGAGATTCTTGACAAAATCAAGAATAACACTAAGGGGTGGACGGACCAGCAACGTGCTTCTGCAGTAGCGTTGGCTTTTGGCACTGAAGCGCAAGCCGGCATGAATGCCTTAATTAGTGCAGGTGGCGGTGAGCTACGCAAATATACCAGTGAAGCTGAGCATGCTAGCGGAACAACTGCCAAAATTGCTAACCAGTTAAACAATACGGATGCCGCCAAATTGAAGAGATTTCAAGAGTCGATTCATGTTTTAGGAATTGAAGTAGGTCAAAAACTTCTACCGACGCTGACTCCTCTTATCAAAACAGCAACCGATGTTGTCAACGCCTTTACAAAAATGGACAGTGGCACGCAACAAACCATTATCAAATTTGCAGCGTTTGCGGCAGTTGTAGGGCCAGTGAGTTCTCTGATTGGTGGGGCTCTTAAGCCTGTTATTGCTTTGAGCAAAGGAATATCTGGAATTGCGGGAGTCATTGGGCGAGCATCTGCAGCTGCAAAGCTCGGCGGAACTGCAATGGATGTGCTCAAGTCTGGCTTTAGTAAGACAGCCTTTGAAGCATTGAAGGTTGCACCAGCCGCAGCAGCGGCGGCAGAAGGCACTTCTGGAATGGGAGCAGCCATGGGCGGAGCCGCAGCGAGCGGAACAGGGTTACTAGCGGCATTGGGGCCAATCGTCCCAGTTGTTTTAGGTGTGACAGCAGTCGTCGGTGCCGGTGTAGCCATCTGGGAATTGTGGGGCAAAAAGGCTCTTGAGTCTGCTAACAGAACTTCACGATGGGGTACTGATATTGGTGCCGATGCCGACCGATCTGCTTCCAAAATGAAAGATGCCTCTGGAAAAATTTCTGGTGCTTTTGATGATACAAACCACACAGTCACCCAGAATGCTAAGACGATCTCTAAAGGGTTCGACGATTTAACAAAAGCTGCAAAAGAAGCCGCTGATCAGTCTGATACTGCAGCAAAGAAATTGGCTAAAAGCCTCGGCGGTGAAGCCGCAGAAAACATTGAAAAGCAGGCCGCTAAGGAAAAAGCCGCTAACGCTAAGCGAATCAAAGAGATGGAAAGCAACAACGAAAAGGCCCAAGCTATTACTGCATCGTTTAACAAGAGCGGAGCACAGATGACGGCTGACCAGTATCAATTGTTGGATAACTACCGTCGTAAAAATGCCGCACTGGCTGTCAAGACGCTACAGATTTCTGGATCGCAACAGAATAATGTTCTTAAAGCTGTCCTTGGTGAGAGAACTCGAATGTCTAAGAGTGCTGCCCTAGAGCAGTATCAAGATATGTGGAACGCCTCTAACAAGGAAAACAGCGCCTATAAGGCAGCACAGGACAAGATCAACACAGAGTACAAGAACGATGCAACCATGCGCCACACAGCACTAGAAGGCTTGGAAAAGGACCACCAGAACAAGATGAAAGTCATCTATGCTGGTGCAATTCAAGCCATGAAAGCGCAAGGAACATCGCGCTCAGAAATGCTAGCGGAACTTCAAACTGACTTCCACCTGACAAGTTCACAAGCTGAGTCTGCTATGAGCAGTTATGAGAAGTCCATGGCAAAAGGGGTTAAGAGCAATCGAGATTTTGCGGCCGCGACTGAGGGATTTGGTAAAGCCGCTCAAGAAGCTGGTGATCATTGGAACAGTCTTGTTTTTGACCCTAAGACTGGAAAGGTGAAGACAAATCTTCCTGAAGTGTTGAAAGATACGGCCAGCACTAAAAAAGGTTGGCAGCAACTAAAATTCGATTTAAAGAATGCCAAGATCACCTCTAATGCCAAGCAAATGATTGTTGAAGCACTTGCTTCTTCTAAACAATGGCAGAAATTGAGCGTTCCCGAAAAGAATGCAATTATCCGTACTCAGGGGCGTGAACAGCTTGCTGATATTATGGATAAGTTTGTTTCTTGGAATAGTCTGTCGCTTAAGGATCAGCAAGCAATTGTGAAGGGCGATTACACGCCTTTAGTAAATGCTTTAGTCAAGAGTGGAGACTGGAACAATCTCACCTTGAAACAGCAAGAAGCCATTGTTAAAGATAAAGCAACAGTGCCATTGGTATCTTCACTTCAGCAAACCGGCGAGTGGCAGAATCTCGACTTAAAAGTTCAAGAAGCGATTGTCAATGCTAAAGGCAAGAAAGATCTTGAAGACATCCTTTTTGACATGGGAGTTTGGAACAAACTTCCAAATACGCAGAAATATGCAACCCTAGTTTCCTTTGGCAAGCAAGACATCGCTGATATTATTGATCAGCTAAATTTGTGGAATACACTTACACCAAAAGAAATCGAGGCTGTCGCAAAGGGAGATACCAGCTCTTTGGTGGCTGCTATTGATAAAGCAAACGACTGGAATCGATTAACTCTTGGCCAACTAGAAGCAATCGTTAAAGATAAAGCTTCTGCAGGCTTGGTTCAGGCCATGATCAAAACCGGAGAGTGGAATGGCCTATCAGTAGAAGAAAAAACTGCCATTATGCAGACCAAAGGCAAATCCGACTTAGCCGATATGGTTGTTAAATACGGTCTTTGGAACAGCCTTCCAAACTCTACCAAAAGTCTGTTGATGAACGATTCCGATGCTCGTACCAAATTGGAAAAAGCTGGAGTTGCAATTGATCAATACAATTTGTTTAAGAACCCCAACGAAAAAGGGCTAAAAGCAAATAATACTGATGTGCTTGGAAAAACAGAAGAAGCCAAAGGGAGCATTCAGAAATACAACGAAGTTCTGCCCGGCTTAAAGCTTTTTAATGGAGATTCTAGTGGCGTTAAGAATGCTACTGATCAAGGCAAAGGAGCTATTTTTCAGTACAACGGGGTTAATCCAGCATTAAAATCATTGCTGGGTGATTCAAGCAGTGTCAATAGTGCTTCACAGTCAGGGCGGAATAGTGTCATTTTATTTAATGGAACTAACCCAGTGCTTAAGCCATTTGAAGGGAACTCCTCAAGTGTTAACAGCGAGTCATCAAGGGGGCAAAGCAGCGTTCTGATGTTTAACAGCAAGGAACCGTTAGATAAATACTTTAATGGCCACGATAAAACTAGTGGGCCTGCTGCTGCAGCAAAGCGGGCAGTCAGTTCCTTTGGCGGTGATCAGACGATTACTAAAACGTTTAATTTCGTAGCTAACGTAAGCTCAACAATTGCTAAGCTTCTTCACCTTAAGAACGGCACTTCTGATTTTGGTGATAACGGATTTGCGATGGTGAACGATGCCTCCGGATCTAACTATCAAGAGCCTATTATCACTCCTAATGGCAACATGTTTATGTTCAAAGAACGAAATGTGGTTTTTCCGCTTGCTCGTCACTCAATAGTTATTCCTGCTGATAAGGCTCGTCGAATGAACATTCCACGTTTTGCTGGTGGCACCACAGACTTCGGAGGCGCTGCTAATAGAATAAACCAATTGAATCCGCAAACCTTTGTTACCAGCATTTCTAGTGGTAGCAATAGTCGTGTTGAGGATTTGCTTGCAAGACTGATCGAATTAACAACTTATCAGATTAGTAACCCGTCTGTTCCCGAAGGCAAGGTTGTTCTCGACAATGGGCGTGAAGTAGGACGGTGGCTGTATCCAACAATAAATAAACTGAAAAACAGAGACACTATTCTAAGTAATAGAAGAAGGGGGATTTTCTAAGTGGCAAATTTAATATTTGGAGGTCATAAGATTGGCAGTTCCTCTCTTCAATTCAGTGCAGCCCGTGGCGTTTTGTCTGAAGTTGAGAATACAACCCAGTCTGTCGGTGCATCGGACGGAGAAATGCTGATTCGAAGCAACCTTAAGTCTAGAATCATTCCAGTGACTTATGATTTTGTGGCGCTATCTCGTCGTGAATTTGAACGGCAGTTAGCGCCACTACTTTATAGCACGGATGTTCAGAAGCTAATCATTGATGATCGTCCTGATGAATTTTGGTATGCAAAAGTTGACGGCAAGATTGATATGGACCGGGCTTATTTTCTTGGCACTGGTACTATTAATTTTCTGGTTCCCGATGGCATTGCCCACTCGGTAGCCACGCAGACGGCTGACAACATGCCATACAAGGACGTGCCAGTGAACTTTGCCATAGCTTCCCACGCCATTGGCTCCAACAAAAGCGCTATGGATGTGGATGCTATTTTAATGAATCTTTCAGAAGACTTGTCAGGTAAAACCATTACTACTTCGGCTAAAGTTATCGTTACCAATTATCAAGGCAAGATAGATTCCAATAATAGTAATGGCCCCTTCATTGCTATTCAAGATGGCTGGAGTACAGGAAACTGGGCTGTTTTGCTTGACCATATCAATGTCACTGGCAATGGTGTGTATACATCAGTTCCGAAGACAATTACAAAGAATCATTTAACTGGAAAAAACAATCAGATTGGTGTTCAAATGTACAATCTGAATGCCACCATCGAAGTCTGGGTTAAGGTTGAAGTAGGCACCACAGCTTCTCCATGGTCGCCTAACCCAGCGGATCCTGAATACTATACCAACACCATTACGGTGCCTAATTCCGGAACGTATCCATCTGAGCCGATTATCACGGCTACCATCAACGGTGATGACGGCGTACTAACTGCTATTAATGATCAGGGCAGTGTGCTACAGTTTGGCTCTCCCGATGAGACGGATGGTTTTGTGAAACAAAAGTCTGAACGCGTTTATCATCTCGATTTCAATCAGACACCAACAGGGGTAACGCTCAATAATGGGGTTACGGCTTTTCCTTACTATGAGCATGGCAATAATGTCAACGTACAGTCGGGACCGTTTGGATATAAAGATGGTGTTGCCTACCCGTCCACTGAACGAACGGCTGGTAACTTTTGGAACGGGCCTTCAATAAGCGGCACCATTCCGAAAAATTCGAACGGCTCTAACACAGCTAATTTTCAGTTTGTCAATCGTGTCAATGTTGGAACGAATGCCGCAGAAGTAGGCCGTTTCGAGTTCAATTTGACGTATCAAGGCAAGATTGTCGCTTCTCTTGCGCTGTTTGACGATAGTGCCTCTAATGACCAGTGGGTCTTCTCTGGTACAGTCTATGATGGCAGCCAAGCACAGATGATATTTTGGGACTTACTGCCACGCAATTACTATCGTGACGGCAACTACAATGCCGTTATCACAAAAATGGGTGATCAGTTAACCTTCCGGTTGGATCGCATTGATTTAGGCGATGGCGGCATTGAGACACGGACAGTATCAGGCTTCTCTGGTGTGCCAATTGATGGCTGGACAGCTTGGTTCCCCGGATTTTCCGATCAACGTGGTTGGTCAATTAACTGGCAAGACAGCTACTTTGAGTGGATTAACGTTGATTACTGGGATGATATTCCTAACCGCTTCAAAGACGGGGACGTTGTGAAAATCGATGTTGCTAATCGACGTGTTCTTGTCAATGGTGCAGAAGATCGGACACTGCAAACAATCGGCAATGATTGGGGCGGCTTCAAGATTAAGCCCGGCAATAACACCATCGAATTGCTCACATCAAGCTGGGTAAAGCAGTGTAAGGCTGAAGTATCTTGGCAGGAGGCATGGCTATGAAAGATTTTTATTTTGTGGATAGATCATCATGGCACTTGCTCGGTATTGCAACTGCTGGCGGTGGTGGGAAAATCCACATTGTCGATGATACTGATAATCAGCTTATCTCAGCAGGTGCTCGCACCTATTCAGGAACCATTCTGTTCACTCCTGAACTGTCTTCTAAGGTTCAAACGATGGCAGCACGTGGCAATTACATTTTGTATATGGATGAGCGAAATAAGGCAGTCTTTATGACAATTATGGAATCAAGTCATGATCCGCTTGCTGGCGAGGAGACATTCACTGCTGAAGATGCTGGTATTGATTTGATTAACGAAACCGTTGGCCCCTATAAAGCTCCACAAGCAATGGGGATTGCTGATTATATTAAGCTGTTCACGAATGACTCAGGTTTTGAAATCAGTCTTAACGAGATCCCTGATTTGAAGCGAACGCTTGAATGGACTGGCGAGTCTGACACCACTTTAAATCGTATTCTATCTGTTGCGACTCAGTTTGATAATGCTGAACTAGACTTTAGCTTCGATGTGTCAGGGACAACGGTTGTGCGCCGCTTAATCAACATTCATCAGCGTATAGGCGCTGACAGAAACATCACGCTGTATGTGGATAAAGACATCAATAAAATTGTGACATCGGGCAGCATTTATGATCTTTATACGGCCGTTACACCGACAGGGGGTACGCCTGAAAGCAAAAATGGCGAGACCGCGGATCAGCAGCCAATCACGCTTCAAGGTTATCAGTGGACAGATCCCGATGGTCGTTACGTGTTAACGAAAGAAGGTGTTTTGCTTGACCCGGTAGCCAACCAAACATGGAGCAGACTTTTAGCTAAGGGTGGTGCACCGAGTGTCAATGCAGCGTATATCAATCGTGTTGTCACTTATACGGCTACTTCGCAAGCGACTTTGCTTCAATCTGCACTCTCTGATCTTAAGGCTCACAATCATGAAGCAGTCAATTATGAGACTGACATTGCTGTGCTGCCACAAAATATCAACATTGGTGACACAATTCATTTAGCTGACGAGAATGAGCAATTGTACTTGTCGGCTCGCTTGCTAGAACTCAAATCAAGCTATTCGATGGATACACACACAGCAACATTAGGAGACTACCTTATTGAACATGATCAGGTAGCAGCTCAATATCGGCAGCTTGCTGAACAAATTAAGAACATTCCCAAAACAATCCAATACTATCCGTGGCTTCGCTACGCTGATGATGACAAGGGCACTAACATGTCAGCTTTGCCAGCTGGCAAAAAGTATATGGCGGTTGTATACAGCAACAAGTCATCCGTTCCAAGTGACGATCCGGCTGATTACGCTGGCAAGTGGGCATTGATTCAAGGACCAAAAGGTGATACTGGTGTTGGTGTCCCGGGCCCTAAGGGCGCTGATGGCCGTACTGCCTACGCTCACTTTGCTTATGCAAACAGCCAAGACGGCAAGGCCGACTTTTCAACAACTGATTCTAATCGCAAGTATATTGGTTTCTACAGCGACTTCACATCTGGCGACAGCACGAATCCAAGTGACTATAACTGGTCACTGATTAAGGGTGCGGACGGTGCTGATGGTAAAGATGGGGTGCCAGGGAAACCGGGTGCCGATGGCAGAACACCGTACTTCCATATTGCCTATGCTGATAGCAGTGACGGTAGAGTGAACTTTTCGCTCGATACCCCCGGCTCTCGCAAGTACATCGGTAGTTATACAGACTTCACACAAGCTGATAGCGCCAATCCAGCTACTTATAGTTGGCAACTAGTGCAAGGGCCAAAGGGCAGCGACGGTAAGGGAAGCTATACTCACGTTGCATACGCTAACAGTATTGATGGCAAAACAGACTTCTCGACTACTAATGGTAATGGGAAAATGTATCTTGGCATATATGTTGACCAGACCCAAGCGGAGAGTACCGACCCAGCTAAATACTCATGGGCATTGTTCAAAGGTACTGATGGTCGTGACGGCAAAGATGGCAGTGATAATGTGCCAGTCATTACTGTTGGTGCAGCGTATCCATCAGGTCCCAAAAAGGGGGATATGCATTGGCTGACTGATAGCAGCGGTGTTGTAACGGGATATTATACCTATGATGGGACTAAATGGAACCCTTATAAAATCGACGCTAAGATTCTTTCGGCAGAAACATTTAACGGCATGACCTTCAACGGGGTTACATTTACCGGGTCTAAGTTCATTTCTTCATTTAAAGGTGTCAAACCCGATGGCGTTGCCGACTATACCGTCCACGGGACAACCACAATGGCCGATGGCAAGATCGTCACAGATACGTATTCGGATACTGACAACAGTCAGGTGACGCATACCGAACTCAGCCAATTTGGCTTGCTAAGTCAAATTTATAACAAAGGCACGCTGATGGATAGTGCGCAACTATCGTTAGGTATGTTAACGCTAAGCGGCAACTATCAAACTGCCAGTAACAAGCCGTTGGAGTGGATCACCAGCAGCTTAGATGCTTTAAGAGTCTTGCAATTAACAAATAATAACTTGCTTGTTTGGCATGGCGCTTTCTATCCAGCTCAGGCTGATACTGCGACAATATCGACGCCACTTTCAAAAACATTATCCGGATGGCTAATTGCTTGGAGCTATTATCAAAACGGAGCACCGACGTATAACAACTATGCGTTCACTCTGATTCCCAAGGCCGCATTGATCTACAACACGACTGGTGCTAACTATTTACGAGTTACCTTCACGATGAAAAACGTTGGGACCATCTTCAAAGTTATATGGTATGACGATACACACATTATTGGGGCTGATGAAAACAAGGGCGGATCGCTTGCACAAGCGGTTATGACTGAGGTATACGCAGTTTAGGAGGTTGTTATGGAAGCTGACAAAGTAAAAGCAATTTTTAGCACTGATGAAGATGGCTATATCACTGGCTACCAGCAGGAATTTTGGGACGGCAGTCAGTGGCAAACGCCATTCGATGATGAGAAAGCCATTCTGATTGCACCTGAAGAACTGAAAAAGATTGCCATTGGCGCCTCAAAGCTGGCTGATGACGGTACTGTTGTAATAGATACCGATAAGCAAGTAGCGCTAAAAAAAGCGGCCAACATTAAAACTCCAGATCCTTTGGCACTAGCCATCAATCAACTTGGTCTGCTAATTGCTCAATCGATGAACGGAGGGACAAAAGATGCTTAGCTTTATAAAAATGATGTATCAGTTTGGGTGTCCCATTGAAGGATACGTATCAACAGGGGCTATCACCCCAGATCAATACAAGCAAATTACAGGTAATGACTATGTCGCCAGCAACAGCTAGCGGCTATTTTTGTGGAAGGAAGTGATGACAATGTTAAATAAAATTAGAGATCACCCGACACACACAGCACTCGCCATTGGCATGGTTGCCATTGGCTTGTTTCTAATCATCAATGACCATTATTTCATCTGGCCCCCACATTACTCTGACTGGTTAAACGATGACATTGTGGGGTTTTTGTTTGTCATTGATGGGCTCGGGATTGGGGGTTGGGTGCTATGGGAAACACAGTTAGCAGTGACCAATCGTCTGTTGCTTACGACTACCAGCTTTTTAATGTCGTTCTTGACAATACTGCAATTCCTGACCTCAATCTCAACTGGAATCTACTCAAGTTGGATCAGCAATGCGATCATAACAGCCTTCGTGCTGATTCTGGCACGAAGGAGTGATAGCCGTGACAGCAGCGATAACTAAAATCATTGTCGATTCTACTCCATACATTGCAACCATCGTTCCAACGCTTATTGCTTATCTGACCTACCGCGAGGGTAAACGGAAGAACAGGCATGATGAGCTTGAGGACATGAACGACAGATTACGCGCAGATAATGACCGTTTGAGACGTGAAAATGAGCGCCTCAGAAAGGAAAACAATCATGAATAATTGGACAGATCTTGTAGTATCACTTGCAGTAGCGGCAGTCCCAATCATTGGGGCTTGGATCTCAAAACAGCTGCTGGCTAACAAGCAAGCACTAACTTTGGTAAAGGTATTAGGCCCATTGGCAAACGCTGCGGTAACAGCGGCAGAACAGCTCGGTGTGACAAAGGCGATTGACGGTGCGGTCAAGAAATCGACTGCCATTCAAGCTGTTAAAGATGGCTTAAAGTCGCTTGGTTTCACCAACACACACGAGAAGACAATTGCCAACGCGGTTGAGAAATCTTACGCGGACTTGAAAGACAGCCTAGCAGAAACCTATCCAAAAAAGACATTCGATCAGGAAGCATCTAATCAAGACAAGGTAGCTGCCGCAGCTCAAGCGGCCGCAGATGCAGTTAAGGCTCAGCTGGCACCGGAATCTGTTGCTCAAGTAGCTAGTGAGGAGGCAAAGTAATGTCTTTTGATATTGATAAAACAATTGCGTTCCTAAAGAGCAAAATTGGCCATGTCACCTATTCAATGTATGGGTCGCGTAATTTCAGTGACGGCACTTGCGACTGTTCAGGGGCTGTCTATACCGGCCTTGTACAAGGTGGATTTGCTCCAATGTCATATATTCCTAGCACCGAAACCTTGCATGCATGGCTGATTGGTAACGGTTGCCAACTGATCGCTGAAAACACTGAGTGGCAAATGCAAAAAGGCGACATCGTTATCTGGGGCCGTAAAGGGTACAGCGCTGGTGCTGGTGGTCATACCGGTATCTGTATTGATGGTCAGAATTGGCTTGAGTGTACGGCATGGCGTGACCTTGGAGAAACAATCCAGAACCACGATGCCCGTTGGGCCATGAATGATCAGCCTTACTTTTACGTCTATCGTTATACTGGGACAACAAATTCACAGCCTGTGCAGGCGTCTAATGTTAGCATTAGCGCTCCAAAGGCGAATGTTAGTTACGGCCTGCACTTGCTCGGTGGCAGCTGGCTTGATGAGGTTACTAATTTTGGCTCTGGTGACAATGGATTTGCGGGATTGCCTAATCACCAGCATGATCTGCTGTACATTCGGGTTGATCATGGTAGCGTTAAGTATCGAGTTCACACAGTTCAAAGTGGTTGGCTAGATTGGGTCACAAAAGGCGATCGCAACGATCTAGTTAATGGTTGTGCCGGTATTGCTGGTGAAGCGATTGATGGGGTTCAGATTGTGTTTCTTACTCCTGCTGGTGATCCGTACCAGCAAGCGTATTACCGTAGTCAGACGACACAACGGGCTGGCTGGCTCGGCGTTGTGTGTGATGATGGCACGAGTTTGCCACAGTACACAGACACATACGCCGGCATGTTTGGAGAACCGCTTGATCGTTTGCAAATCGGTATTAGCTCGATCAGCCCATTTTAGGTACATTAAAAATGTCCTCTGCTCGCTAACGCGGGTGGAGGGCTACTTTTTTTGCGTTAAAAAGTCAATAACATGATAAGATGTTGTCGTGCTTGTTGAAACGGGCCAAGAAAGATTATACTGAATTAATGTTATTCCTAAGTCTGGCGACGAGAATAGTGAATCATTATGATGTAATAAGGAGTATAGCTACTATGATAGGGTACCACGCTACTAGTCAAAAGACAGTCGAACAACTGCTTAAAAAAGGGGAAACGATTGAGCCCTGCTCTCCACAAAATTGGGAAAACGATTTAGGCAAGGGCATTTACACTTTTATTGACGCTGATGGACTTGATTACTTGCCTCCAAATCAAAATGCAAAACTATATTATAGAAGCTTTCGAAGGGGTAAGTGCAAGGTACTTGAAATAGAGATTAATGACAACGCCAGCATCATTGATTTCAATGATAAGAATGAAGAAAAAAAGTTTGTGCGACTTAGGCATCAAGTGTATAGTCTCGTTGTGAAGCGTGTACGAAAAGACCGAAAAGTTTTGAGCTCCGCACAAATGCGGAACAACGCTGACGGACTGATCATAGAAGCATGTATTAGGGCGAAAGCTTTGCGTGATGTGGATCTTGTTATAAAAGATACCTTTACATCATTTTTAGATCCGACAATCTGTGTGGACGACAAAAATAAACTCATAAGTCCCAAAGGCAGACGCGTTACTACGTTGAAAATGCATTCCAATTTTCCAAATGGTAGGGAGTGCTGTATTCGTCATAAAAGCGCTATTTTGAAAAATAGTCTGAATTAGCTTATTATGTTTACTAGGAGGTGGACATTATGCCATTTAAAAAAGTAAAAATCGACGAATTCTCAGATGAAGAAATCAAAAAGATGTTTTCTGATGACATTCTAGATCAGTTAATAGCTGATCTAGGCTTTGTCCCCGCTACAGAACCGAATAACTTAAACACATTCAATGATTTGATAATGAAGCATTCAAATAAGCTTCAAAACATTGGACAAGTTATAAAGTCAAACGTTAAAGTTAATGTTAAATCTTCAAAAGCATCTTTTAATTCCAATCAAAACATTGTTATGCCAACAATTACAAGATATGCTTTACCAAAAGTTAGTTTCAAAACGTTATCTACTTCTGTGCACATTTATTCAAAGATTAAACCTTTAGAAAAATCAACTGGAGAAATGGCTAGCAATAAAACTTCAGAATTTGGTGCCAAAGGAGCAGCAGCATGAATACAGAAGATAATCAAAGCCAGATTGAATTTACAGATCCAATTGTCACTCAGTCTATTTTCTTAGAAAATACAGAGCCCTCGAAAAAAGAAAAAGAGCATGGTGGTAATATAAAATTTCAAATCAATGCTGGTAATTCTGATCCAACTGAACAAGGACAGTTTATTGCATCGACCGTAATGCTTACTGTCTCAAACATGGATGATGAAGAGGGGAACCTTGTAAACGAAAGTAACAATGATCCTTTTTTAATTCGCGTTACGGTTCAGGCAGATTTCAGATGGCCTTCTAATACAAATGCCGATAGACAAAAAGCCTTTTTGCACATCAATGCGCCTGCGCTCTTACTATCTTATGCAAGAACGCATATTGCGGTAGTAACGGAACCGACTAGATTCAAGGCTCAGCACATTCCATTTATCGATTTTACGGAACACAATGAGTAACACGGGTAAATAGCGAGTTGTTAATAAGCCTCCTACCAGCAATGGCGGGAGGCTTTTGTTGCTTTAAAGCATGGACATAATGCTGTAAAATAAGATACGTAAGCAGATTAACATTTTAGTTGGCCTGTAATGCCTTGTCGTTCTGCCTCCCTTGCTCAGGGAGGCTTATTTTTGTGCACTAAATCATCAGCCACAGCGAAGCCATTGAAACACGATTTAATAACTTGCTTCTGGATGCTTTTAGGTTCATCACTCAAAGGGGACAAAAAGGGGACAAAAAAGGCGCAAGCACTGATGCATAGGCAACTATAATGCCTGCAGCCGGCATTCATTAGCGTTCTTTAGCCTCTTTTAGCTTTATAGAATGCCTTTAAATCAACATTTTAGCCCTTCTAGCTTTTGTTAGGAGGGCTTTGTTTTTGTATTGAGGGGGACAAAAAGGGGACAAAGATATTCAAAGCCGATCCATGGCAGCCGTGGCTTTCAAAGCTTCTTTCTTTTTCTGAGAGTCCAAAAGATGACCGTATACTCGCATGGTGATTGTGATGTCTGAATGGCCAAGACGTTTTGAGATGTAATAGATGTCAATGCCTTGACTAATTAGATAGCTAACGTGGCTGTGACGAAGGCCGTGGAAAGTAATTTGTTTTTCTTTTGGGATCCCTGCATCGCTTTGCAAAATCGCAAGTGCCTTATTGCAGGCTGTGTCAGTAATGACCGTGTGCCACTGATTCCGCATGATCATTTGATCGGGATCTCTATAACCAGTTCGCAAGTATGCTGCCATTTGCTCTTGATGAATGCGCTCGAGTAGCTTAATAACTGCTGATGACACTTCAATATCTCGTATTGACGCTTCGGTTTTTGTCGGCTTGAATCCAGTCCCATACTGATGATCCCAAGAACGGGTAACATGTATCACGTTGTTAATAGTATCTATATCAGCCCACGTGAGTGCTAGAACCTCAGAAACCCGCATGCCTGTCATTGCCCCTAAATACACTGCAAGCGCCCCTATGCTTCGATATGAAGCCTTCTCGGCCGCATGATACTTAACCTGTGCAAAGTCGTCCTGATCAAGCACTTTAACTTTGCTTCCTGAACGAATTCCACCAACCTTGGCACCAAAAGTGAAGTCAGAAAAGAGCAGACGATCATTGATAGCAGCCTTAACCATTGAGCGGACATAGCTGTTCATCTTGCTGACAATATCCTTTGAGCGTTCGCGAGGGCCTTTGCGTGTGGTCTCTTTCTTGCGGTCCTTACCGGCAGCGAAGTCGTTCAAGAAACGTTGCCATTCGATTGGACGGATTGAGCCAAGCTCACGGCCGTCAAAACGTGACTTCAAATGTTTTCTGAGCAACGTGTATCTATATTCAGTATTGAGGGACTTATCGCCTGACTTATAAGCATCAATCCATTGATCCCAGTAATCCAAAAACAGTGTTCCAGCTTTGGAAGGATCGCCACCACGTTTGAGGTCATCTTCAACAGCTTCCGCAGCATCTTGCGCAGATGATTTAAGCCGATACCCGCCGTGTGAAGCAACCAGCTGTTTCCCGGCGGCATTCGTATACTTAACACGATATTCCCAATACTTGCCGCGTTTTCTAAATGTAGCCATGCATTCTTCCTCCTTTTCTGGTAAAATCGAGTACACAAAGAGCCTTATGACTCCGAGTATTTGTTAGGCGTCTACCCGTTCACTTTGGTCGGTGGGGTAGGCGCTTTTTATTTTGTATCCAGCCCCACTCTCCGGATTGCACGGGGACGCCGCTTGTGTGGGGGAGGGGACTAATCACCATAGTCGTCGGGAGCAGTTCCGGCGTCATCAATCTTCTTGGCCAAAGCCAATGGAACTGTGATTTTGCCACCCATGGTAGATTTGTAAGTGGTGGTACCTAAGCTTTCAGCATAGAAGGTGATCTTGTCATTTTCTAGAATGCGAGAGCCGTTCATAATATCTGGATCATAACCGACCATAATTACATTGTCATAATTACCATCAACTGCAACACGCAAATCAGTTTCATCGTCACCCTCAACGACTTGAATAACTTCGCCCGTTAAAGTGATGTTCTTGCCCTTGTAGTCGTCTGGAGTACGTGCCAACTGTTCATAAGTGATCCCAGTGTTGTAGTCAGCTGCGTTGAATGTTTCTGTGCTTGATGATTCTTCATCATCAGAGTCATCGCTATCAGTGTCTTCGTAACTGTCATCATCATCTTGTGACGACTCGACCTTTGACGATTCAGCCTTTGAAGACGAACTAGACGCAGCTGACCTCTTGCTTTCTCCCGAGTAGGTGCCAATCCAAAAAAAGATTGCAATAAATGCTACCGCCGACAATGCGGTAATAATAAGGTTCCGCTTTAGTTTTCTCGGATCCTTTCTTTGAACTATAGACAATGTGCCAAATATTGCAGCCAATAGGAGCGATCCTAAAAAGGCAATTAAGATAAGTAGTTTCATTATTCCCCTCCAAAAAAATCAGCTTTTAACGTCGATCAGGGTTTGGACGTAGGTTAGCTATTTACTTAAATGCGTATGACCCGACAACTTTGCCGATCACATCAATAATATCGGTTTCGTCAGCGTAGAAGTCCGGGTAGATACGTTCACCCGTTTTTTCGTCCACATCGTCATTCAATGAACGAAGGCACAAACGGTTCTCTTCAAAAATTAGTTTCTTGATAAATGTCTTGTCATCAATATCAACTACAGCGATCATACCGTTCGTAACGTCCTGCGTTTTCTGAACGAAGACAAACTCACCGTCTTCATAATATGGAGACATACTGTCACCAACAACCTTAAAGCAGTAATCGTAGTGAGCTGGAATAGCACTATCCGGAATCTTAACCGTGTCCATTGGCTCATCTCGATCATCATTAAAGGCACCATAGCCAGCGGCCACAATGCCATCAACCTCAACATTAAAAGCGGGTTCATCAAGGTTAAGTTCTGCACGTGCCTGATCTAGGCTGACAACGTTGTCGGGGTTCTGCTGCTCATTGAGTTGCTTCTCTGCGTATGTGTAGACTTTCTGCTGACGTTCAGGGTGGAGTTTTCGCATTGTATTTGTAGTTTTCTCAATCACGGTGTTGTCAGCACTCTTCGACAAGTCTTTATTCATCATGTCGTCTAACTTTACACCGAACATATTGGCAATATCAGCAAGGATTCCCGCTTTTGGAGTATACTTGCCAGACTCCCATTCACTGACGGTAGAAACGCTTCGGTGGATCATTTCAGCGAATGTCTGCTGATCATAGCCGCGTTTTGCGCGCAGATACTTTAGATTTTTTGCAAACATGTCAAGTTCCTCCTTATTTCTATAGGAACAGTATAACACCACTTCGGAAAAACGGAAATATATTTCCGAATTTAATTTCGGAAAAACAGAATTTTATTGTTGACTTCGGAAAAACCGAACCGTATGATATAGACATAAAGAACGAAAGGAGGAAACAGCAATGAACGAAAAATCTGAGAAATTCACGCTTCGTCAATGGCGCGGAATTCGAGACATGCGAGTCAATGAGCTAGCGACTGAGTCTGGCTTAACAGTGAAAACAATTAATAACTATGAGCGTGATATTGATCGTCTTCGCGGAGCCAGTTATAAGAACTTAGAGGCTATTGCAAAGGCTTTAGGGATTTCGGTTGGGGATATTTTTTTGTCACCAACTTCGGAAAAACCGAAGTATCCAGTGAAGGAGGCTGTATAAATGAATGAATTAATTAAGACCATCACCCGCGATGATGGCACGATCGCAGTTAGCGGCCGCGAGCTACATGATTTCTTGGAAGTCGATACGCGATTCAATGACTGGTTTCAACGCATGGCTGAATACGGTTTTACTGAGGGTCAAGACTTTTACTCTTTTTTGAGTAAAACCCCTAGCGGTGGTCGTCCTAGTACTGACTATGTCATGACTCTCGATATGGCCAAGGAAGTTGCAATGATTCAGCGAACCGATAGAGGCAAGCAAGCGCGTCAATATTTTATCGAAATTGATAAGCAGGCACATCACGATATGACCGGTCTAAGTCCAGCGACACGGGCGGCTGTTGCAGCTACGCAAGCGCTAGCCGCACAAGAGCGACGCTTGAATCGAGTTGATGCAAAAGTAAATGCCATCAGTGACATCGTAAGTATTTCCACAATGGACTGGCGCCGAGCAACTCGGGACATCATTACTAAGATCGCACATATGAGAGGAGACGATTATCAAACCACACGGAAAGATATCTACAAGGATGTCGAACAACGAGGCGGATACAGCTTGAGTACACGGCTTACCAACCTACGCAACCGAATGGCTGGGGAAGGCCAATCTTTATCCAAGCGAAATAAGACCAACAAAGTTGATGTGATTGGCAATGACAAGCGGCTCATTGAGATCTACATGGCGGTTGTTAAGGACCACGCCATCAAGTATCGCGTCTGGGACAACGAGTATTAAGGGAGGTATTGAATCATGACAAGTATCAAAGTGCCAAAGCAGGTCAAGCTCCAAATGCTTGATGACATGATCAGCGTTGTTGAAGACCGTATCTCAGAAATTGGTCACTCTGTTCTTCCTGACCAGACTGATATTCTGATGGACCTTGGAAGCTCTATCGGTCCGAATGGCGGCCCATACTCACTAAAATCCACCGACAAGATGGAGCTAATCGATGACTCGATTGCTGAACTAAAGCAGTTAGCCATCATCAACGACTATCTAAGTGCGATGTATGACTCGACCGAAGAACTTCCGGATGAAGTAGATGCAGAGACTAAGAAATGAAGCAGACAGCCTAAGGAGGCAGTTTAAATGAACGGACGCACACAGGAAAAACTGGAAAATGCCGTTACAGAATTTGTTGTTGCTCAACTGAAGAACAAAGGAAAAAGCCCCGAGATGGTGGCAGCCATCGCGGAGCTCATCAAGTCAATCGCC